TCTTATCTCGCCTGTCTTTGCATCGTACACTAACTTGTTTCTATACTTTGCCATAATGTCTTTCATATATTGTTCAGCCTTACCTCTTGGTAAGTTACCAACGTCAATATAAAACATTCTTCTTTCAGGTGCTCTTGCCAATCTGTATATTACTAATGAATCCTCCATCATTCGTAATTGTGTTATTGGCTTTAAAGCTTTATGTAAGTAAGAAACTATTTTCTTTCTGTGTTCATCTAACAAACCTGAAGTTATATAGTTAACAGAATCTAAAGTCATTTTTATTCCAGCATTCTGTGCACCAGGTTTTTCTTGGAATATATAGAATTCATCAACCTTTTCAACAAGTTTTGCGCCAGTAAGAGGGTCTTTCTTACTCTTAACTTGTTTTACTTTTCTCATCTTAGCAGCATCGATGTATCTTATCTCTTGAATACCAGCTGATAGGTTACTTTCGTCAACCACTAAGTGATGATATAGTCTTCCATCAATGTACCATCTTCTAAAAATATCATGACCAAGTTCTTTAAAATTTAACATATTAAATATGTTTTCAAACTCTTCAACCATTTGTTTTTTAATCGAAGCACCAACTGGCACGTTATCAACGTTTAACGATACAGATGGTTTAATTTCGCTGGCTGAGATAGATTCATTAACGATATCCTCAATAGCCGCATCTGCTTCAGGATGCATTGCACTGCCTCTGTACTTTAGTATAAGCTGTGCGTTATCTTTGGAATCATCACCTTCCATATTAATATAATGACCATAATGTGAACCAGCCGATGTCGCAGTGACATATCCAGCACCATCATCATCTCTTGGCGGAACAGGAGAAGCTAAAGACTTTTTGTCTTTCGTCCTCGTAATTTCAAAACCAAATAATTTAAACGTGTTTTCTGCCATTAGAATCCCTTTATAGTTAGGAGGACCGGAGCCCTCCTACTATTTATTACTTAAGTTGTAGTGTCAGTCTCATAGTACTGATAAGCAAATGTTACTGTAAATCTTTCGATCTCATCGTTTGTAGCATAGCTTAGATCTATCGGTGACATATCCTGTGGATACGAACCTCTAAATGTGTACTTTTTAAGAGCATCACCTGATCTGTCAAGTTGCTCAACTAACAAGTCTGCCTCATACGCAACAGGAGTTGTAAGACCGGTATTTGCAGAGTGTGCGTTCATACCGTTCATCCATCTTTCCATTGAGTTTCTGATAGCAAAGTCTGTATCGTTTATTATTGTAACTGTCCAGACATCAAACGTTCTGTCACCAGCCATTTTTAACTGCCTACCACGAAATGGTACAACAATCTGGCCAAGCGTCGAACCTGGTAACTGAGCTGTTTCACAGAGGAAAGAGGTCAATTCAGGATCGCCGTTTGCATATCCAGGAAAGTTAATGGTAGCCTTGAAGAGGTTAGGACGTGCCCCACCGCCTCTTAGCTTTGATTTAAAATCATCTACGCCTAATACTGCCATTTTCTACCTCCTATACTGTGCCAACGACTTCTTCAAAGTCGACGCCAGTTCTTACTGCCACAAAGTTAAGTGTGACAAAGTTAATGGATCTAGCCGGCTTGATGAAGATACTTGCGATAAATTCATTTCTATCGATAACTGCAGGTGTATTGTTAGTTGCATCTGCTACGACTCTGAAATCTGTAATACCACGTCTACCTTTGACTTCACGTAATACTGGCTCGACAATATTGACAAACTCGGCTCTTGTAAATTCATCGTTAAATTCAAAGAGTACCTGTTCTGCTGCTCTAGCAATTGCTCTTTCTAAAACTAAGAACAACCTACGTACGTTGATTCTATCAAATGCAGAAGGTCTTGCAAGTTTTGTCTTATCACCGAAAAGTATCACACCAGCACCCGGAATATTTGCAATTGGATTTACACCAGCTTTATACAAAGTGTCTCTTTGTGGTTTAGTAGGTGAGTATGAAATTGAAGTAATTCCAAGATATTGTCCTCTTCGTGATCCAGCTGGTGAAAACCATGGAGCTCTATTTAAGTCTGTGGCTGCCATAATTCCAGCAGTAGATGAGGCTGCAGGTATTTCAATAAATTGATCATTAAACTTATCGTATACCTTAAGATAGTTTCCATCCATAACTAAGTATGAAGACTTGGTAAATGTATCAGCTGTTGCAACAACATTTGTTATAATATCTGATGTAGCTGTTACGTTAACAATATCGTTTTGAGCTGGAGAAGCTACAACAACGCAGTCTTTTCTTAATGACTGTGCAGTAGCTACCAAGTCATTTGTTATAGTAGTTGCTGCTGATCTTGTTATTGCTCTAGGCGAGATTAAAAAATCAATCTCAACTTGATCTTTATCTTCAAAAAGATCATATCCTGCTAATATATTCGCAGTTGATAATGAAGCAACATCAAGACCTTGAGTAAAGTTATAATCAATATCAGTGTTTGTTGTACCAGTAGTCCTGGTAAAATTATCACCGCTATCGATCGCAGTACCAGCTGCAGCTTTACTTCCTAAAGTATTTTGAAAGTCTGAATCAAAATCAACTAACCAAACGTATTTAGAATTTTCATTTATCACATCTTTTACGAAAATGTTTGATCCAGTTGCATCTTTTGCGTTTGATCCTAATGATAAAAACGCGTATCTTTCTAGTAACGTGCCTTGTGTACCAGTAAATTTACCAGCTTTATCTATAACAGCAAGATGTACTTCATCATTAGATGCATTATTTTTCGTAGCAAAGTCTGATGTGCCTGGTGCAGCATCAAATTCATTTTTATACGCCCACTGAGTAAATGCTGAATCATTTGCTGAGTGAGGACACATTGAGACTTGTAAACTATTTCCAAGAACTCCTGGATATTTAGCTACAAACGTATGAAGGTCTGAATCTAATGCAGATAATTGTGAATTAAAACTTGTTTCGTTCTTAACAACTTCTGCAGGAGGCGTCGCAGCTGCGGTTTGTCCTGTAGTTGATACTGCGTTCTTAGCAGTGCCGTCTATTACTCTTACTGTTTGAAGTGCACTAGAATACTTTAAGAAGAAGTTTGCTTGATGGAACGAATTTGTGGTGGCAGAATCTGGTGAGCCGAATTTTTCTACGAGTTCAGCTTCTGTGCTAAGCTTTACTCTTTCCTCAACAGTTCCCCACCTCGAGCTTATTACGATTGCGCCTGTAGTTGACTGGACATTAGGCACGCCACCAGTCAGGTCTATTTCTTTGACAACAACCGCAGGTGATTCGGAGGGTGTAGAGAGTGCCATCTTATTTTCCTTTTTTTTATTATGCGATTAACATTATACGAATATTCAATTGTTCTTACCATTATTTATAATATTACAGGTCTCTATCGTACTCTATCGCCCATGGGTGGTCGTCACTTGGTTCTATTCTTTTAACAACTTCATTACCATCGTTTATAAAACCAAACGGCACTATGTCGTCTTCAATCTCTTTTAGTTTTTGTTTGAATATCATATCTTTAATATTAATGTCTGTTAGGTTAGAGAAGTAAGACGATGAAACAAAATAACCAAACATGACTAAGTTCATAACTAGATCATCATGATTTCCAACTGCAGCTTGATATGTCTGACCCTTAGCCTCGAACGTAGATATTTCTAATATTGTTTGTTCATCAACGACTACAAGTTTATTATTTTCTAATAAATCTTTTAATGCGCTACAACCTAATCTCTTAGATTTTCTATTAATATCCACGCCGACTGAATTAGCTTTGACAGCAGATTCGACGTGTACGTTCTCATATTCTAAATCATAGTATAAACCATTACAAACGACTGATCCTTGGTCGTTTGACTCAACGATACAATAAGCCTTATTGTAGACATTAGCGTACTTATATATAATATTAGGGAAGAGTAACGGAGAGATAGTATTATTGCGATACACAACTACCTGCTCAAAAGGACGAACGTTAATATCGATCAAACTAAAAGAAGAATAGTCCTGTCCTCTTCCCTTTGATACATCAGCGACTAATATATATTCGTGATTCTTAATAGGTTCCTTATATATTAAACATTTTCCACCTTCTAGATATCTTTTAGGTGGCATTGCTCTTAGTTCTAATAAAGTCTGTGCATTAATTAAAGTATTACCTGTTCCAAAGAAAGTGTTACCGAATTCTTGGTCAAACTGTATCTGTGAAGTATTGTTAATAGTTTCTTCTTTCCATTTCTCATCACGGCCTGGAACATCGTGCCAATCGACTCTAAAATTATTATACTCATTAACACCTTGTATTGACCCTTCCCATATCTTATGAAAAGTATTACCTATTCCGTTCGCGGTAGAAGTGACTATGATTTTTGTATCACCGCCTGATGATATAACAGGATAAGTTGAAGTGTAAAACTCAGCAGCACGTTCAACGAAAGCAAACTCATCTAAGTATAGTAGGTTAATAGAAAGACCACGAATCGAAGAACCTGTAGTAGCGGCTGCTATAATTCTACTGTTATTGCTAAAATCAATATTAGACTTGTTAAGAGCCTTAACACCTGGTTGTA